CGCGCAACTCGAGATCCTTGTGGGTGAGTTCCGGCAGATCGGGGTAGGCGTCCTCGAGTTCGGCTGCGACCTTGCTCATCCTGTCAGCCGTGATCTTCGCCATGTTGGCACGCGCGTCGGCAAGCAACTGGAGGAAGTCCGCCTGCTGCTGGAGTTTCTTGTTCTGCTCGTCAAGAGCACGAGCCTCATCGCTCATGGGGACAGCCAACTCGCGGATCCTTGTGGCAAGCAACTCGTTCTTAGCCGTCAAGTCCTCAACGCGGATACCATTGATGCCGAGCGACTTCTCCCGTGCCTCCAGGGCAGCCTCGTAGTTCTTGGCGTCCTCTATCTGCTCACGAAGGCTCTCAGACAGCCTCTCGTACTGCTCGGAGGCCTCAAGTGCCGCCCTGCCCTCTTCATTCAAAGCCGTAGAGATGAAGGTGCTACCGGTAAGCCTGTCGTGAACAACGTTGAGTTGGCTGTTTGCTATCTCAAGGCTCTCCTGGGATAGTGCCTTCAACCCGTCGCGGTAGTCCTCGAGACGCTTGGAACTCGCAATCTGAACGCTGTCGCCCTTCTTAATGACCTCAAACATACCAGAGAACGAATCGGCTATTCCGTTAGCCTCCTTCTCTGCCCTCTGCGCCACGTTGGTCCATGCCTCTACGGCAGCCGTTACGGCGAAGAACGCCAAGAGCACGCCAGATGGGCCCATCATGGACGCCCACATGGCCTTAAAGCCCTTCGACAGCCCGCCAGTAGCGGCGGTGGTCATCATGATAGCCTGCGCGACCTGCTGGATGTTGTTGTTCACAGCGCGGATACCCTGCGACATCCCCATCCCGAACTGCCCAGCATCAGCAAACGCCTGACCAAGCGAGGTGACTGCGAACTGTGCCGTGCCGGCGCCAGCGTGAGTCGCCTTCATGCCCATGTTGACCTGCTGAAGGGCACCGCTCAGGCCGAGTATCTCCAACTCCTCCTGACTAAACTCCTTAGACAGGGCAGCCACGGTAGCAGCGAGGCGAGCCTTCTCCAACTTGACCTCCTCGAGACGCTTTCGCATCCCGCCGAGGCTGGTTACAATCCTGCCGTTGGAATTGGTAAAGCGGCCCAGTTCTCCGTTGTACTGGACCTGCCCACGCATGACCTTGCCCATAGCAACGTCAAGTTCCCGCCATGACTTGCTCGCCTTTCTCAGTTCGCCCGTGAGGGCCGACGAACTACCAATAAGGTTGACTGCTATGGTCTGCTGGGCCATTACTTCCTCTTAACTTTGTAGCCTATGCCCTCAACATGGCGCTGCTTGTTCTGCCATGCGCGGGCGATTTCTGTGAGTGTGCACCCCTCGAGTTCTCTTGCACGAAGGGGGTCATTACCAGCAAGTTCAAGGCAGAGGAGAACCGCTCCGTCCTCCCCCGCCTCAAACTTCTTAGCCCAGGAGGCTACTGTTACGCCTGGGTTTCTTGGCTCTGCTGGTCGAATGGACCGAAGCCGCTTGTCAGCCTGTTTGCGATCTTCTGCACCAAGGTAAAAAAATCAAGCACCACCGCCTGAGCCATACCAAAGATTGCGTCGTCGTCGTCAAACCCTTTTGTGCCGACAAGGATGGCGCGTGCCATCTTGATGTCAGTAGCCTCTTCCTCAGCCATCGCCTGCAAGCGATTCTGAAGCCCGAGGGTGGGCGCAGGCATGGTCCCCCAGTTTCCCGGAGAGATCTCATACCTGTCGCCTACCTTCGGCGTGTAATCACCGTTCATGGCTGCATTGTAGTCAATATCCGCCATCGTTATCCCTCTTTTGTCTTGTTATTAGGCGCTCGTGAAGTCAGTTACGCCGCCACCTGCGCCGTCATCTTCCACGTAGTCAGTTCCGACAAATGATACCATGCAACCAGAGAACTTGTTCCCGGGGTGAACGCTGTTTGTCGTTGTGCCCCAACCGTCTGTGAGCGGAGAGGCAGCGCCGTCTGTGTACTTGATCATGGACGACCACGCGGAGGCAACGCCCTGCAAACGGAGGTGAACAGTACGCACCCCAGAGGTGTCCTCTGCGCCGTAGTTGACGAACGCGTAGACGTTCTCCATGATGAGATACTTTCCGTTAGGCATCTTGAAGCCGACGTCAACAGCGGTGCCCTCGAAGGCGTATGCTGCTGCGTATACGTCCGTGCTGGCCCCGCGGATACCGGGCAGTTCCAACTCTGCCGTAGCGCGGCAAAGACCACCGAAGTATGGGCGACCGCAGCCGTCCGTACCGTCGAATGGGTAGTCGAACTCGAACGATGGCTCAGACATCGAGATGCCGAGGGCCGTAGCGCCCGACTCGAAACTCGTGTAGTCCCCGTCGGAGGTCTGGATGAACACCTCGCACACATCAGGAACCAGGTTGACCAGCGGGCTCACCTGTACGGTGGCATTGCTGATAGCCTGCGTCGTAGCGTCTGCGTAGGTGCTCGTAACCGTAACGACGTCACGATCCGTCATCATGCCCTCGAGGGCGGAGACAGCCGTGTAGTCCATGCAATTAAATGAGCCCGTCTTGGTCGTGTATCCACGATCAAACGAGATACCAATAGCCGAATCGTAGGCGTCCTTCTCTGTCTCAAGACTGAAGCCCTCGATGAGGCTGGCGTTGATGGTTGTAGCCACCCCGTCATTGATTACAACCTGTGTAAGTTGCTGGGGGCCGGGATCCCAAGTGTTACTCGCCATTGTATTCCTCTATTGTAGGTTCTTCCTCAACTTCTGGTGTGTAGCCGAGGTATTGTTCTGCTATATCAGGCGATACCACAATGGGGTATGCCCCGTAGTAATCCACCCTGCGCTTGTCGATGCTAACGACAGACCCAGCGCGGATCAGTTTCTCTCTGCCACGAACGCAAATGCGAACTGGCTTCTCTATTGTGATTTTATCCATTAGAGTGCTCCTTCTACTGTGAACTCTACTCGATTGGCGAGGAGTTCAGGCGTTGCCGCCTGCATACGGGCCCTCCTCTGAAACTTAAGTCCGTACACCTTCTCCTTGAACTCGGGCGTCCTGTTGTCGCAGGTGAATACGTCGTGCACTATCTTGTCCGTGATGTCCCACAGGCGCTCTCTGTCTGCCCCGTAGCGGCTTCTTCCCTTCGCCCTGACAACAATGTACACGTCAACGGCGATCGTCTCTCTGAGGGGCAATCCGCAGCCATCTAGGCGCTCTGCGGTGCTCTCCGGTAGACCAACGAACACCGTCGTGTCGCCGAGGCCCGACTCGTTGAGGCGCTGCTCAATCGCTTGGCTCAGGTCGCCATCGAAGATGATGACGCCATCAATGCTGCCGCGGAGGTGCTGGTCGATCTGACCCGCAAATACCTCGAAGATGTCGTTTGATGAAGTGTAACTCATTAGAGTCCTTTAATGGTCAGTCGCTGGTTTCTGAGTCCCGCCGTAGCACCGGAGAACATACTGCCGAACGCCTTGTCGACGTTCTTCTGAACCCAGCGTGGCTCCAAGCCAAAGAAGTCGCGGGGTCCAGCCATGCTGCCCCTTCCTGCGCGTCCCTCAATGATGGCACCCGCTATGCGCGAGTTCTGCTCGGACCCGAATGTGATGTTGCCCTCAGCCTTCGTGAAGCGACCCGTACCGGCATCGCGGAAGCGACCATCGCCACGGCTAAACTCGGAGAAGGCGGGGGCGTCGAAGATGATGTCGTCCAGCATGGGCTTCTTCTTAGCCCCGCGGCGCGTGCGTGCGTTGCCCGTCAGGTTGACGCTGCCACCCTTCACCTTAGCGTAGGATGGCTTATAGTCCACCATGCGGCGACCATTACGGTCTATGCCAGACTGAGCCTGCTTCTTGATCTGAGCAGCCCCACTCTTAGCAACCACAGCAATAACCTGGGCTACGCCCGAGGCTACCCTGTCATACGCCGCCAATGCCGCTTCGCTGAGGATCATCCTACGTATACTTGGTCGTTGTACTGCGAGAGGTCTGCGTCAGCCGTCGCCTCGATGGCGTCGATGAAGTCCTGATCCAACTGGATGTAGTTAACAAGGGCGTTGTACGCCTGCTCGAACTCAGTCTTCATCTCCTCACGCTTAATGTCGTATAGGTCACTTGCACCAAAGCGCTCTTGCCCGTAGTAGTGCATCAAGAACGCCAGCGCCAGAACGCGCTGAACCACACCGGAAACCTCCGTGATGGTCGTGACGGCATCCATAAACTCATTTGGCCCATCGGCCTTGACGATCAGGTGCGGCACAGAACCCACCAGCCTCGTCTCAATATAGTCCTTCGCGTGAGCCACATACTCGGCAGTAGCGGCGTCCGTGTCGTAGTATCCGAACTCGGGGTCACGCAGGTCCACGGGGGCAATGCCCTTCAGCGTGGAATCAGATAGTGCCAGGTTATCCCAGTCGCCAATAGCCATATTATAACTCACTCATTAGTTTCGTGGCATCTTCCTCAGACAGCCCCTTGTCATTGACCTGATTGCCATCAGCGTCGTTGACATAGAACCACCTGCCGCGCCGGGTGATGGTAAAACCGGAGGACGCCGCCTGGACGCCCCCCGGTAGAACCAATTCAGCGTTGCTGTACCCATCGAGGAGATCCTTGTGGAAGGAGTAGGCAACGTTACAGCGTTCCCGCTCCCTCCGGTCCACCTTACGGGGCGGAGCCGAGACTACCCGAGCGGAGTAGCCCTGAGAGACCAACTGATCCCTCAGAGCCACTTCCTCGGAAGTAGGAGTACCTTTACACAGTATTACAGCAACTTGTCTCATTAGGTCGTCTGGATGACTACACCTGCTTTGTCTTTGTCGCTGGCGACAACAGAATCCCAGTTGGTTTCCGTGCCGATCGTGGCTGCCGTCGGGTTAGCACCACCGTTGGCGGTATCCCACGAGAAGCCTTTGACTTCGACGTTGTAGGCGTGCTCGCCCTGTACGCGCATTACGAGGTTGTCCAGGCCAGTGATCAGGTCGGAAACCATGCGGCGGTTCTCAGACTCGGTAACTACGATGCCGTTCTCAGCGAGACCCAGCGTGTAGTAGTTGTCCGTCGTAGCGTCGAGGACGAGCGACGAGGAGTCAGAAACGATGACAGGTAGACCAAGAGTTCCAGCGTTGCCTTCGTAGATAACGAAGTCAGCGACGTTGCCAGAAGCAACAGACAACTGAGCCTCTACGAGGTCGTGGAACGGCTTGGAGTGCATGACCCATGCCTTGATGCGTCCGTAAGCGTCGCCCATTTTGGCGCGGCCCTGAACGAGAGCAGCGTGAGCCAGATCGCCCGTACCGCTGTAATCCAGCAGCAGATCCTGGCTGCCCGTGGACTGCTTCAGAGCAGCAACACCAGCGGCGAGACCCGTGTTCAGAGCGTCTTTCAGGAACTCGTCAGCGAACATGATAGCGAGGTTGCTCGTCATCTGCTCGGAGGAGATCTGTGCTTTCTCGAAGGCGTCCAGCGTCTGTGCGTACGGGCCGAAGGCGCGCGAGCACTTGACGGAGATTACTTCGTCCATCGTCAGCGCGGTGTCGGTAGCGGCTGAGACGGAGGTCGTGTCGCGACGTGCAACACCACCAGTCAGGCGATCAAAGAAGCGAGTCTTTGCGTAGTCGCCTTCCAGCATCTGCGTTACGAAGCGGATGGAGTTAGCAGAAGCAGCGTTGAACGCGTTAACGTTCTGGTTGATCTGCTCGATGAAGATAGTGTCGAACAGGTCGTCGTTGATGACGAAGTTCGATGCTTTACCGATAGCCATTGTTTGTTCCGGTTGTTGTTAGGTTAAGAGATAAGATCCATCCAAGCCTTGATCCCATTAGCCTTGATCCAAGCCTGACGGCCAGCGGAGTCCAACTCGCGTGGATCCTGAACGTCAGCCTTAGCATCTGCCTTACCCGGCTCTCCCGCTCCGCCTGCGTTTTTCGCGGGGCGCTTGAGGTAGGGTGCCCATGCCGGATCTTCAGACAATGCACCGATGTGCTCGCTGACGTCACGGAATGGCTTGGCGCTGGTGGGGTCATTGGACTGGATAAAGTTACCGGCGGCGTCTACCGCGGCAACATAGCCGTATTCCTCGTTGTACTCGAACTGGTCGCTCAGAGCGAGTTGCATTGGCGAGGGCTTGCCGTTAGGCAGCGGCCTCGTGTACTGCTCGTCGAAAACCTCCGCGGCAGTAGCATTAACCTCTGCGTTGCGAAGGCTGCCACGAAGCCTGTCATATTTATCCGCAAGCGGCTTGAAGCGCCCATTCTCCCATTGCTCCTTTGCGGCGTCAATGTCAGCCCCTGGGGGCGTATGGGTCTCAAGCACGCGGGCGACAACATCTTCGCGCTCGTGGGCTTTCTCCAGTTGATTGGAGACGGCCCGGTTGAGGCGGTCCTCGAACGATGCTTTCGCAACGTACTTTTCAGACACCTCGCTCTTAGGGACGAATCCAGTTTCCAACTCAGACTTTGAAAGAACCACCCGATCCTCTGGAAGGGGCTCAAAGCCGTCGTCTGTCTTGACAACGATTTCCATTTTCACTTCTTGTTTTATGTGCTAAGGAAGCACGCTACACGGCATTTATCTCCCCCTAACTCTCCGCGCCGGTACGGATGGCCCAGGAGGGAAGGCCAATATCAGGGGAATATAAAGAATCTGTGAACTCTTGTCAACCCCCTAAGTAAAAAAACTTTCTATTCTTTGTAGTTTAGACCGCCCTCGACGCGCAGGGTGGTGTGGCCCTTGCCCGGATATTCCGTGTGATGCCACCCACCGCCCTTCAGCGAGAAGGATGTCGAGTATACCCTGCTCACAGGGCGACCATTGATCTCCTTGAGCCCATACTCGCTGGCCTCTACAATCTCTCCTGTGTCTTTGTACTTGTAATCGTATGTCATAGAGCAACTACCCCCACTACTACTGATACAATACCGATGATCACGCCCACTACGAAGCGCAACATTCTTACGCCGCCCTCCATAGTTGAGATCCTGGTTTCGTGATCTTTTAACTCGGTGTCGAGTTTCTCCTCGATCCGGAGGAGGCTTTGTGATATGAAGTCCAATTCATTCATTGTTTATCGCCAGATTGGCGGTGGGGTTATGATTGATCCGGCTCTCCGTCTGTAATATCTTGCTCAAGTTCATTCTCAGAGGCCCCTGGCTGCCTCTCTAACGAGCGCGGAGGCGATGGTGGTACCTCGCGTACCTCTTTCTCATTTGGGCCGCCTGCGACCCAAGACATACCGCCCACAAGAGCACCCACCAAGATGCCAGCGAGCCAAGTCAAGATAGTCCTTGATGAACCATTCATTATTTTACTGGTCTACAAGTATAAGTTCAAAGTCTACGGCGATGTCGCCAACCCCGCTATGAAACTTGCCAAAGAACCCGAGGTCGCACGGCCCATGAAATCCATTTAGCGGCACACGAAAGTCTGTGGCGATACCGTCAGACACACCACGGTAGAGTTGCTGTACGCGCATCGTGCCTGTGTAGCCCGCATCAACATTATCAGCGTGGCTACGCCTGAAGAATGCGAGCGTTGCCGTCTTATTAGACTCAACCGTCGCATTAAGGCTAACGATATAGCCGACCTTGCCAGCGGGGATCGTATACGCCCCGATCAAAGACTGCCCATACCCGAAGCCCGACTCGGAGTTGATCTGCGCCCACGTAGCGCCCGCGGAGGCCACACGGAGCGTAATCGTTGAGTTATGGGAGGCGGCTGAGTCGGTGGCATACGTACCCGACTCGGAGACCCACATCCGAAAGACACGAGTGTAGGTGTTCGTCAAGGCGGCAGCGGTCGTGCCCGTGAGGGTCACTTCCTCCTGAATCTGCCCCCAATTCGCGTCCAGCCCTTGCACAATTACCTTACGGGCACCAGAGCCCGCAATGACGTCGTTCGTATTGTCATCGCTGACAACTTCAAGAGCGGTTGCCGTCGTTGGTGTGGCGTAGGTCTTAGCCGAGGCAATGACGGTCCAGCCTGTACCAACATCGTCAGCCGCGCCGAACTTGTGGACAACGGAGTGCCTACGGGCATCGCCCTTCCCTACCTCAAGGTAAAAATCAGAAACAGGCGTTGTGCGCTGTCCATCTACAAAGTCAACTTGCACCTTCTTGTACCCCTTCTTCTTGTGGATCTTCCCCTCCTAACCGAGGAGGCGTGAGCATTGGTGGTGGATCCTGCCTCTCTTTCTCCTTGAGGCCGTCTACGGCCCCTTCTCGTGCGAACTGGAGAGCGCTCGGTACGTCGAGGTGGTTGGCTACCGCTGCAAAGGCGTCAGCCTGTGTTTTGATAAGACCCTGTACGTCAACAGGCTTGAAGTCGCTGCTTCGCTTGACGTAAGTGCCGTACCAAGATGATGGAGACTCTGGGGACTCCCACTGGGCTGCCAGGAAGTAGAGGTCGTTCTCTACCTCGTCGATGGCTGAGGCGTAGATGCGCAAGAACGCGGTGCGACCAGAGGCCTCGTCGAAGAGAACCTCCGTCGCACTACGCTCGATGCTGGCTGCGTTCATCCGCTGGTGATTCGAGATGTAGAACTGTCTAGTCTCCTCCGAATACACCTTATACGCCGTGTGCCCGTTATTTGCGTCTGGACTGATGTAGCGCCAATCGCCCTGCATGGCATTGACGCCCTCCATGATAGCGTTAAGGCTGCGCGTCCACTGGCTGTCCTCCACGTCGCCCGTCAGGCGGGGGTGGTTGATCACGCGGAAGTTCCAGCGTGCGTCAGACAGCAGGTTGTACAGCATATTGTGGTCCTGCGCCATCTGGTAGCCGACGTAGCGGTCCAGCGGCAGGCGCGTACGCCCGAAGGGCAGGCGGCGGCGCGTGCGGGACGAATCCGTGTAGAACGGGAAAGCGAACTGCTGATCAGCAACCAGGACTACCTGGCGGTCCCCATCTTCCTCGTACTCGCGGTATAGTTCCCAACCGTCGAGCGTCCAGCGGCGGTAATACTTGACCCACACGCCTTTCTCCATCAGGGACTCCTGCTCGTAGCGCATCTCCTTCTGCAGGACTTCTACGAGAACGCCACCCTCCTCCCTCCAGTTCAGGATGGTATCGGGATCCACCCAATACGCACGGATGGGGTCGTCTGGGCCTACGCGATCAACGCGGTACCAGAACCAGTTGTCAACGACCATTCGCTGACCAGCAGAGATGAGCCACGACTCCATGTTGACGCCAGTCCCGTCCACGTCACGCAGGAAGTGGTACATCGGGTCCATCGGGTCTTCGGGGGAGCCAAGCGGCCCATCGAACTCTCTGTGAGCCTTGCCCTCAACTGCGAAAACCCCGCCGATCATAGAGTCGACAAGGGCTGCGTAGTGGGAGGGGAAGCGGGTGATGGCTGCGCGCTCTGCAAACGCTGCGCCCATCTCACCCTGTGAGCGGCGCTTCAGGTACGTGCCGTACTTGTTTGCACCGAGGGAGTCGTAAACGCGCACACCGGGCGACTCTCCATCATCGCCATCAATGGCAGAGACGACTGCACGCTCGTGCGCCATCTTCTTGGCCTCGTTGAGGACCACTTCTAACGCCTCTCCGCTATACTGGTCCCGAGAGAACTTGCGCTTGCGCTTCTCTTCGTCGTATTCGGGATGGCGGTAGTCTACCCAGAGTTCTTGCATTTTCTATACAGGGAAATATCCCCCTCCGATATTACGTTTGGGGACGGCTTCGTAAATTGCTAACTCAAGCGCGTTCCTCCTGTCGGGGCTGCGCCCGAGGAGTTTGCGCTCATTCTTCTTGCTGGTGACGCGATTCCTGCCCTTGGCATCGAGTTCGTAAGTGGCAGAAACGATCTCCTGAATCAGTCTTTCGTCGTTCGGGATGCAGCCACCCTCTTCCAGCCAATCCCTCAAGTCAAAACACAGTTGCGTTCTCAGGTCCGCGTATACGTCAGGCTTCTCAGAGGCGTGGGTGACGTTGACGGGCCTAATGACCACACCAGAAGCCTCGCGGCGTTCCTTGAAGAACCCAAAGAAGTCCTCTGGACTTGCTCCGAGTCCGATAACGTCAATTTTAACTGGTATTTTGTCATCCGTGGGCCTCCGCAGGCGCTCTACAAGGTTGAAGGTCTCGGCGGCGATCTGCGCACCGTTCCACCCAGTTCCGTATACGGGATCAAGCGCTTTTGTTCCTCTGACAGGCCAGATTACGGTCTCGTCCTCCCCGTAGCGGGCAGGGTCGATCCCTATTCTGAGTTGCCCCTCCGTAGAGGCGTTTTTGTGGCGCATTTGCGCTTCAGTTGCAAGGGCAAGGCCGATAACAGAGTCGTCGCCCTGTCCGGGGAAGTTGCCCTCTACGCGGACCTGGAACATCGGCGACTTCTCGCCCCACTCATCACGCTTCTCCTCGATCCACTTCGGACCCGCCAGGCCCTTGATCTCGCGCTCGCCCGTAACGTTCGGGCTGTGCTGGCTGGAGATGTGAATGGTTTTCCAGAAGCGGCTCTTGCCGTGGAAGGCATCGAAGAACGTGCCGACCATCCGCGTCGGGTTGCTGAACAGCACCATCTTGGCGCCGGCGGCCATGTTACCCTCCATAGCCTCAAATACGTTGTCGTCTACACCTGACGCCTCGTCAATGATGTAGAGCAGGTTCTCGCCCGAGATACCAGCGGCACGCTCAGGCTGGTCCGTCGAGAAACCAAAGATCTCATTGCCATTAGGAAAGACAAGACCGCTGGCAGGGTCTCTGTACAGGTTTCCGCCGAGCGGGACATTGAGGTTTGCCTGCCGGTACATGGATGAGATCTCGCGCCACAGGATCTTAACAACCTGCTGGAAAGAGGACGAGGTAATCGGCACACGAGCGTCCGGCATCGTAATACACCACCAAAGGGCTAGTATGGCGGCTGAGTGAGATTTGCCCACCTTGTGTCCAGAGCGTACTGCTACCCTGTCGTGGTCTTTTACTGATTGGAGTAACTCTACCTGCTTGCTCCAGGGCTCTACGCCTATGACGTTGCGTGCAAAGAACACAGGATCCGCCAGGCTCTCAGCGAGTGCCGTCAGGTCGTCTCCAGATATGTTCTTCAAATCGCTCAAGTGATATATTATTTAGAGACTCTTAAGGACTCTTTAGTATAAAGAAGATTCAGTTTTGATAACATGGGACGGTTCACTTTTGATAACATGGGATGCTTCAAAAATGATAACATGGTCAATCGCTATTTTCGCCCTCTCCGAGCGTGTTTTTCTGTCTCATCTCGAGCGCCTTAGCCATGAGCGAAGCCAGTCCGCCGACCTCCTGTTCAGCCTGCGTCTGGTATGCTCCATGAGCCCTCAAAAGCCTATCCTGTGCTTGGTCTACGTCGCGGAACTCGATGATCTGGTTCCCATTCCTGTCATAGGTAATCTTCTTGATCTGATGGGCGAGCCCCATCTCCTTCAACTTCTTCACGTTAATGCGTGCATGACCCTCCTCATGTATCTCCTGCTCGCAATGCGGGCATACAAGCGCGTCCACCTCAAGGGCATCAGCAATGTTAAAGCGCCCGGCGGCTGTCTGCCGCGCAAGCGCCTCTTCTTTGCTCATAACCAACTTGTTCATCCGCTCCCGGATCGCGTGGTCAACGTGCTTGTTGTACCGGATCTTATGGGCAGATTGGTGTACTGCGTTACGGCTCGGGCCTACATAGTACCCGGCTTCCTCGTACGCCTTTACGTTCGTTAGCCCACGCTCAACGATTCCGTCAACGAACTCTCGCTGCTGCGGCGTCAACTGGTCGTACTGCTTAAGTCCTCTTTGTGTAGCCATAGGACGGAAGATACGGAATTGTTTTTTCTTTGTCAACCCCCCTCTTCATTTTTTCTTCACATTTTTCGTGGAACCGGATCGAGATCACCATGTTACAGGCTATGTAACACAACGAAACACGCCCCGGAGGGGGGCAGATAATGGCATCAGTAAACACCATCACAATTAGCGGTCGCCTCGGAGCAGACCCTGAACTCCGTCAGACGCAGGGCGGAGACTCCGTAACCTCGCTCCGCATGGCGGTAGACGCCGGCAAAGACCAGACGCTGTGGCTGTCAGTCACGGCATGGGGTCGCCTCGCTGAACTTTCCAACGAGTTCCTCAGCAAGGGATCGTATGCGGTTGTCACCGGGAAACTGGTAGACGACTCATATACGAACAAGGAGGGTATCAACGTCAACCGGGTTGCTGTAAAAGCGTTCTCCATTGACTTCGGTCCGCGCATGGGCGATGGGCAGCAGTCAAGCAAGCCGCAGGCTCAGGCCCAGCCACAGGCCCAGCAGCCAGCGTTCACAGACCCGCTTCCTTTTTGATCTAAGCAGATCGCCCTACCCCCCGGGCTCGTCCCGGGGGAGGGGCATTTGAGCAACATGGAACAAGTAAAAGCAACAGGCGCAAAACTCTGCATCAAGTGCAAGTGCGTCAAAAGCGCATCCGGCTTCCACAAAAACCGCCTCACTCTGGATGGCCTCTACTCTTATTGCAAAGAGTGCACAAGGGAAGTGGCGCGTGAGTACCGGAAGAAGAACCCAACCTATTTCGCAGACTACAATAGGCGCAGGTACCGTGACGACCCCGAGTTCAGGGAGCAGGTAAAGGAGGGGGGCAGGCAAGGTAGGAAAAAGCACCCGCAAAAGATCAGGGCCAGAAACCTCTTAAACCGTGCCGTTAACAGCGGTAGAGTGCACAGGCCCCTGTGCTGCTCAAGATGCGGTGGCGACAGCCGGCGAATAGAGGCCCATCATCACGACTACACCAAGCCGCTTGACGTTACATGGTTTTGCAGCGCGTGCCACAAAAAGGAGCACATTAAACTAAACCAACTCAAACAAAACAACTAAGATGGACACACCAATTTTAGCCAGCATGATGCGGTCGATGTCAGAGGACGAGTTGGAGGCCTGCTTCCAAGCGTCCCACGGCGTCCTTGAGGCACTAGAGGCTGACGAAATCGCAAACCCAGTCCAGATGATCCTGGTTGCATCCATCCTGTGTGGATCTGTCGTAGGATCAATGGCAGAAGAGAACGACATCGCCTCCGCCGAGCAGACCGCTTATGTGGCTATTGGTGCGATCAGAGAGGCAATGGACAGTTCTGTCCTGGAAGCCGTAGGCTACGACGAGGATGAAGCAGAAAACTTAGTCGATGAACTCTTGGAGGCTCTATATGGAAAGCGATAACAACACCTGGTACTGGCCCTCTGCATGGGTACAGCCCAGCATGAAGAACCAGCACAGCGAAAACTACGTTCCCAAGCACATCCGCGACTGGTTGCGCGGCGAAATAGGCAAAAAACGGGCAAAAGCGAATGAAAAAGACAGTAAATAGGCCCCTACCGCAACTCACGGAGATCGAATTGGCAATTTCGGGCGAGCCGATGACCACTCCGGAGCAGGAGCGGGTAGTAAACTGGATAAATGGGCTTAAAGGACGCCTGAAAGCGCTTCTGGGGCTTCGTAAACGCTACAAAAGACGGTAAAAACAGATGATGTCTAAACAAGAGTACATATACCTCGTCGGGGAGACGCTCGGAGAGGTGCTGGAGATGGTCCGGCAGAAGAACAACGATTATACAGCCGGGACGGCAGATCCGTTCAGCAACTTCAGGCTGGCGACGCTGGAGGGCGTAGAGCCGGAGGTGGGGCTGATGATCCGTGTACAGGACAAGATGCAGCGCCTGCGCACGTACATCTCACGCGGCGAACTCATGGTGGAGGGCGAGGGATTCGAGGACGCCATCCACGACATCATTGGCTATATGCTCATCCTCAAGGGCATGATGACGGAAAGGGGTAACTAACCATGATTGACTTCTTGCACCTAATCGGATTCACCATGTTTGTGGCGCTCTGCATGGACGCAATGGACGCCAACTACTTCAACGCGTGGCTCAAGCCCTACGGGCAATGGTTTCGCAACAACTGGCGCGTAAAGTACCACGAGGACGGCAGCAGGAAGTGGTGGACGTACACACCGCTCGTCACCCTCATCGACTTCTGGCACACGGCGAAGGCGGTACTGCTCATAGGCATGTTCTCATACGTCGCTGTGATGCACGGCAAGTCCTGGCTCTACGGGCTTCTCATGTGGGGGCTGTTTGGACTGTTCCACGAGGTGTTCTACCGCCGCCTGTTCCGCACCAGCAACCACATCGACCCATAATAAAACCGGCGAGGGAGCCATGACTCTGTACGCACTAGAGGCATATAATGAGATAAAGAAGATCCTGGCATACTGCACGCCGGAGGAGCGACGCAAGATAGCCGAGTTCATCATAGCCAGGGCAGACTACAACTAGCACGGATCTGAACAACAGAATATGACGCTTGCAACCAAACAATGAGGTGATTGTGATTCAGCCCTACTATCAAGACGACATAGTGACGATATACCACGGTGATTGTGCAGAGATCATGCCGGATCTGGGGCGTTTTGATCTGCTTCTGACAGACCCTCCGTATGGGATCGGTAGAAGTGGGCAGGCATCTACCGTCTGCAAGAACCCGAGGCACAACCGAAAGCACCACGAAGATTTTGGGTGGGATAACGAGGTTCCAAAGAGTCAAATTGCATTAAGCATGGGACAATGCAGGCATCATGTATTGTGGGGCGGGAATTACTTTCCTGATCTTCTTGATGGGAAAATGGGGTGGATAGTATGGGATAAGGGGCAATCGCTCTCAACATCCGACTGCGAGTTAGCCTATACGTCATTTGATGCCGCACTTCGCAGAATGGTTCTCACAAGGGTCGAGTCAGCAAATGAAATCTGGCACCACCCAACGCAGAAACCGGAGCGGGTAATTAGGTTTTCGCTGAACTATGCAATGAAGCAAGACCCAGCAATATCATCCGTCCTTGACCCCTTCATGGGTAGTGGTACGACGCTTGCGGTATGCCGACGCGAGGGCATCCGATCCGTGGGCATCGACCGCGAGGAAAGGTATTGCGAGATAGCCGCGCAGATGGTTTGGCAGATGAGCCTTTTTGAATAGCAAAACAATCGGCGGATCTTGTTGTTAATACCAGGGGCCCCTGTGAACAACAAAGCAGCAGAGATGAAGAGAAGGTGCCGGGAATAGTACTCAAATCTTCAGATAGACGGAGTTAAAACTACAGATAGACGCTAGGCTACACTACAAACATGATTGTATGTAGCGTTCTGGAATCTGGAACAAGAATCCCACCAGGGATCGGGTCGTCCTTCGAAAGAGGGGCGGCCCTTTCTCTTATGTGGATAACTTGTGGATAACTTGTGGTAGAATGTGGAAAACTTTATTCACTTTATTTTCACATAGGGGTTGACAGAATCTTCATAAAGCCTTATATTGCAGGTACAACCAGGCAGAGCATGGCTCCGACGGGTGTAGATCAAACAATGGAAAAGCGAATCGTATATATAAAGAGAGAGCCGGAGACGTTGCAGGAGATTACTCAGCGTCTGATGGAGAAGGCACGTATGCGAGCGCTTAAACTTGAGAAGCGGGAACTGTCCCGGCTCAATAGAAAGATGGGCAGAGGCAAGTAGCCCTGCTGACATAGGCGGCATAGGCCGTCCCGGTAATTCCTGTGGTGAGCAGGTGGGGTTCTCGAGCAGATCACCCTCATACTTCGACCTGAAAGACGTCGTTGGATCGAGTAAAATAAAGCCCTCCAGAGAGCGCGACGGTCGTACAGATAGTGTACGGGACTTTAGTCAGAGCATGGCCCGCCCCCGCCGTCATACGCATCTGAAGGCATCCTAATCTTCTCATTTGTGAACTCTATGACCGATAGGGGGCCAAAGTCTATTCTTACTATCTTCATTTAAGCAAGGGAACATCCACCAACAGGTGTAGATCATTTTTTTGTGCCTGTGTGAAGATTTGACGAAGCGGGAACTCGAAGAAACTGTGAATCAAGCACAATTCATCGTGCCTTCACAGACATCCACAGAATCTTAACATACCCGCGGAAAAAAGACCAAAAATTGAGTATAGCACGCGTGTTGAAGGGTGATTATCTCCTATATGCCCACCGTTTCCACCCCCCCAACCCCCCGAATCCACGGTAAATTCATGGTCGGAGGGAAGGAGGGAAGGAAAAAAGTAGGGAGGGGGCTATCCCATATCACTCTCACCATTCAAGAATCGCAGTATTGCCACGGATGTGACTGAATTTGAATACTGTCCGTTCTTACTGTCCCGGACCTCTCGATCCTGTGAGGTTGCTGAGATTAGTCTGTGCGCTGTCTTCTGTGTCATGGTAGTGTCCTGGTTAGGGGAGAAGGAGTCCGTCGAATATGGGCGTTATAACGCTTACCTTGATAAGTAGCCATGCCCAGTATACACATCCTGTTTCCATCATTGTTCTGTCCTGTTTAGGTGGTGCCGCCTTACGGGGCGGCGGTGTTGGTTAGTTACGCTTCTTCTGTACTGTGATCCAGTACTCGTTGCCATCCTTGTCGGTGATTACAACCGGGACGTCTTTGTAGTACTCCATGCTTTCCGCTTCCAGTAGGGCGTCCAGTCCGTCATACATCGTTGGATCTTCCATTACGTTGCCGACTCCGATTCTGATCGCCCTTTTGATTGCTTCTTTGAACATCGTTCCGCCCGGTTGCGTTGTTGATTACTCTCGCACCTATAATACGGCGGCGAGATTTAGTATCCAACAGGTAGCGAATATTTTTTTACTCATTAATGGTATCTTCACGAACCAGGGGCAGGACGCCGGATAGCGAGCGCATTCCTCGGAGTAAGTTTGTGCCGCGCATAATACGGTAATGCGTGTAGGACGTTCGACCGTACTGTGTAGCCATCTCATGCGCGTACTGGTGCCAAGATTCCCGTCTCTCACGACCGTCGATAATCACCACGGACCTGTCACCCGTCGCGGGTACTGCTTTGTTGGGGTCTACTGCCGATGGTCTGTAATATTCGATAAAGTACATTTCTTACTCCAGTTTATATTGCGAAGCGTTACGGCGCTCCACGTGGTGGTTATTTGGCTGGCTCGAACAGGTCGTAAATATCGCCTAGATTCTTTCCAAGATGGAGGGTCAGCGAGAACACGGTGCCGAACGAAAGGATGTGCAAATGATCAACGCTGGAGAGGTCGTGCACGATGCGGTCGTGTGTTGCTGGATAGTCAGACTGGACCTCAGCGAGCGCGATCTTGGCTTCTTCCGTGAGTCTGTGGTAGAGTGTCATTATTTTGTCCGGTTGAGTTGATGTTGCGATCTGGCACTATAATACGATGCGCAGAGTATACGGGTCAACATATTTTTTGCCTATTGACAGCATCTTCATATTCCGTACAAGATGCCGACGGCAAAGCGTGCGAGGGGATAAGCCAGGGCAAAGACCAGCCCGGCGTATATGATCTTATCTGCCGTCTTCATGCTAGTCCTCGTTTACGTGCTCGGCAATCTCTTGCCAGTCGATCACTCTCCACGCGTTATTGAACAGCGATTGAGCCATGCTAGGTGAGTCCATACTCTCTGATTCATGCTCCCAAACAACATCCTTGATCTGCTCCTCGCTCCACTTGACTGGCTCACCAGTATCGTCCTGTTCCTCACGCCGCGCGTTGCCGAGGTAGTCCACCCAATGCATCGCAACAAGCCAAGTTTCGTAATTAGTCCAGCCGTTATATTTTTCGCTTTTCATGGTATCGTGACGCCTGCGCGCCGGTTTGGTTGATTATGCTCTAGCCATCCAGCCGCAATGATCACAGATCACCGGGAAGTTATCCGTCATGTTTCCACATGAGCAAAACTCATTATCCGGGTCCAGCGCTGGGTCGTCGTATTCTGTTTCCTCCTGTTCGTCTGTATTGTCGTCAAGGCTGTTCCATAAAGCCTGCACAATGGCGGTCAACTCTTCCGGGTCCATATTGGATCCAGCCCATTCCTGGACCGCGTTCATATCGACGTAACCGAATCGAGCCGCGCCTATAATCCAGTAGAGAACGTTTTTTTCGTCATGTGTCATGGTCTCAAGACGCTTGCGCGCCGGTTGCTGTTGCGATCTGGTGTAATAATAGGGCACAGAGTGTATACGGATCAACCCTGGTTTATGAAAGAACGGTTAAGATTCGTTCCAGCAGGGCCATCGCGTCGTAATAGGAGGCATTGGAGTTTGGCTCGTCGAATGGTCCGACGTTCGACACGTGATCATGCGCACGCTCTAGGTCGCTGATTACTGCTTTCACCTCGGAAGGGTGCAAGTCCGTAGTGCGTTCAAGGTACACGTTAAATCTCACATCCTCTAGGAGGTAGTACGCTCTGTCCAGATCCTTACGTTCGAAGTAGTTTCCTTCGATGGCACAGATAGCGTCTTGCGCACGCTGGAGGGTGTCATGGATTGCCTTCATTTCAGTCATGGTCTCAAGACGCTTGCGCGCCGGTTGCTGTTGCGATCTGCCACTATAATAAGGGTGCGAGTCAATACGACGCAAGCAAT